TTTGGGAAACCGTTCTTTCGCATATGGCTGATTGTCTCGGGCCTGGCTGAATCTGCCACGATTGGCCATTTCTCGGCCTCTGGAACCTGCATAAACAGCTCTGGCGTGTTGACGATCTCGCAGCCAACCATGTAGGCCTCGTGATCAATATAGAGCGTGCGGCCAATGATGTGGCATCGCACCAGGACTGTCGGGTCAATCGCAAAACCCCAGTCAGCGCCCAGCCGGTGGATTGCGTCAGGTGGTGCATCAAACTCGTCAATCTTCCAGTTCTTGAAGACCCTGGCGCTGCTGTTGGTCAGGTAGCTACCTTGCCAAACGTGCTGATACTTGTCTGGATCGCGCCGCTTGTCGTACTCCATTTCGTCGCGCAGGACTTGCGGAAACCACGGGTTATCGCTGAAGTTGACCTTAATGACGGTTGAATTCTTTGGTGGTGTCGGGCCACGCAGCAGGAAATCTACCGGGTCAGACTGTTGGCGCGGGTTCCAGGTAAACCACAGCTCTGAATCTGGCTTGCGGATTGTCGGCCGCAGCAGGTCAAGGCTGGTCTGGCTCAAGCTCTGTGCTTCCTCCACCCACGCACAGTCATATCCTTCGAGACTTTTTATGGAATCGGCGGTGTGATTCTGCATCCCTTGAAAAATAATCGCACCATCGCCCTTCTTGGCCTTAATGACGGCATCCTGCACCTCGAAGTAGGCGCCGGCGTTCATGTCCTGAATCTTTGTCTCCAGCAGCCGTTTAACGGATTGATTCAGCGATTTCTGAATCTCACGCACGCAAACGCTTCGCCGCTTCTGGTCAATGATGTGCGCCTCGATCATCAACTCAGCGAACATATGGCTTTTGCCAGATCCACGACCACCCCAAGCGCCTTTATATCGGCTGCCTTCCAGCAAAGGAACCGCCCATTCAGGCGTCTGGAGTTGGAGAGTTGTCAAGATTTAACCACTATGCGCTCAATGCGCTGCACCAGGGGGTTTGCCGGGTCTCCAGATACTTCCAGCTTTTCACCGTATTTTCTCGGGGCCAGCTTGGACAGCAGCCACTTGCGCGTGTCAACCTGCAATTTATGCTTCTGGATGGCTTGCCAATCCTTCCTGCCGTCTCCGGTCTCTGGGACTTCCTTGTCGCTCAGATCAAGCACTTCCTGGGCCATGCGTTCTAGCAAATCTTCTCGCGCACGCGCATAACTGTCGGAAAGTTCAGCATCTTCTCCAACCCATCCAATGAAAGTCGAATGACTTACTCCAGCCGCTTCGCAAGCCTTGAACGTGCTTTTGCCGCCTCTCATGCCTTCCAGCACCTTGGCGCAAATCTCTTGCTTGTTGTCGCTGTATTTGGATTTACGCATTGCTTTTCTTGAAAAATGGCCAAAAACACCAGAGCAGCAGCACCCAAGGCACACCAAACAGACCCAGCATAATCAGACCAGTCACGAATCTGTCGGTCATCATTGCGATGCCGCCCAGCAAGATCAATGCGCCAAGCACCGCATAAAGCCTCACAATAATTGTTCTGATCATTGCAATGCCCTCATCGTTCGCTGATGCGCTTTCTCCCACATTTCCTGCCTTTCGAGTTTAGTTAGTTTAACACCTTGGTCTATTTCCCAGTGGCATTTCAGGCATAGCGCGGCTACCAGGTTGTCATCAGCTTTCACGCTTTTACCTTTGCCGCCGCCCCAGTTGCTGTGTGCTGCCTGCACCATTTCACCGCTGCCGCAATATTGGCAATCAAGCTGCGCCACCCGTTTCAGCAAGGCTTTGTCGCGCACATAAGCGTGTTTAGGAAACATCGATGCCCTTATCTGCTGACCAGGCCAGCAAGAATTCAATAAACTCGCTGCTCTCCGCTGTCGTGAATTTGTGGCTTTGCAGGCCAAGCTGAACGATTCTTTCCCCATCCAGGCTTGGGGAGACCTTGCCGATTTTTCTGTTTGTGTCGTTCGCCCACTGGTCAATCAATAATCTTTTCCAATCGTCGCTTGTCCAGGTGCTGCCGGCCGTGGCCATTTGCTTTGCTATTTTGTCAATCATGCTGTGAAACATTGAGTTTTGTTCCACGCTCCGCTTGCTCTGCTTGATTTCAATGGTCATCCGATGGCCGGCAATCAGCATGGATTTCAGCATCGGCCAGACAACGGTCATCATTTCTTTGTGTGCCTGGACTGGTTCCCAGCAAGTGACTTTCATTTTAAAACTCCAATCATGCGTAAAGCGGCCTCAGAGCCGTCAATTCTTGCCAAGGTACTACCAGACCAATTCTTGAAAAAATCGTCTTGTAGGGCCGTTAAACGCTTCCTAGGGCCATCTTTGACCTCAACCAGAAACGTGTGGCCTTTGTAGCCGACCAAAAGGTCAACAGGCAGACCAATGATCCAGACGTAAGCGCCAGCCGCCCGTAGTGCCGAAACGATCTCTTGCTGGTTTTTGTCAACCCTGGCTGCGTATCTCATTTCAGCGCCTTAATTCTGTCGATGATCATTGATCGCAATCCCGGAAAATCTTGTTCCAATTCCCGAAAGCGTTGAAGTAGGTACTCGCGGCGTCCATCCTTTAGGGCTTGATCCCCACCAGCTAACGCCATCACTGCGTATGTCGATATCAATGTCTCCAGTGAGTTCCAGGGCTGCGGTGATGTCGGCTTCGGTGTGGTTGTGGCCATTGCGGGTTTCGTCTAGCAGCTTGTGGGCTTGGTAGTAGTTCATGCTTTTGCAAAGCCGCCAAGATTTCCAAGAAGCCGACGCACTGTCTCGGAGGTAACTTCACACTCTACGCACTCAATTTCTAACTCGCTGCGGTTGTAGCCGTGGGCTTCCGCATACGCAAATGCTGCTTTTTTGGTCAACTCGCAGCCAATGGTTTCGCCTTGATCAGTTTCAATAGTCCAGAATTTCATGCTATTCCTTTTGTAGCTATAACGTCAATATCCATGCGGGTTAGAGGCATATTTTGTTCAGAATTTTTCAATAAACTAGCGCGGTAATCTTGCATTGACTTGCCTCTTGCAAATTGAGTGATAACACCAGTTTTTTTATGTTTTCTCCAAACAGAAGCGTCCGCAACCCCGCTTGCAGGTTCGATTGCTATCGTTTCAAACAATTCAACCGAAAGTTGCTTGCGCCATACGTTGATTGTTCTCATTCTTCTGACACCACCTTGCTGATGAACAATGCATTGATATCCCATCGTTTTCCAAAAATCGTTAGCTTCTAAATCAAAACCACAGCGCAAGGTTATTGAATTTGCTTTTATTTGAATAGCATATTGCTCTAGAACAGCAACAATTGCAGCGCCATAAAGTCTCCTTCTTGCATCATATTGAATGCAAACTTGGTGACATTTCACATCGCCATAAGCACCACTTCCAACATACAAATATCCGCAAGGTTCACCATTTAACATTCCAAGGAATAACCTTCCTTTTTCTTGTTCACGCTCAAAAACTTGTTTTGGATAAAAAGAAAGAGCCTCGGCGTTCTTTTTTTGTAACCCATCAATAAATTTAATCATTTCAGGGTGCGATTGAACTACAACAAAATCATCCATTACCACTCCTTTTGCTGGTCAGGTTGTTTGTACCAATCAGCGACAGGCTTACTCAGCGGCTGGCGATCTGCCCATTGCTTGTACGTCGATGTGGATTGATTGACAGGCTTTGCGCCCCACTGGTGATGCGAACACTTAGGTGGTGATCCTTCCAGGCGAACTGACCACAGGTTGCCGCATCCGTTAACGCTGCACAGCAGATCACTCTTGCCTTCAGGAATGTCGTCTTTTTTGAAATTAGTTAGTGCCATGATATTTTCCTTCCACGATTTTTGCGAAATTGCTAGGTTTGAGGATCCATTCCAGATCGGCGGTAAACGCTCGTCCATCTTTTCCGCTCACCTTGCCGACTAGGAACCTAGATTTTTGAATGTGGCCAAAGAAGTCATTGAACCAGTCCAGCACCGCGCTTGCGCTGATCGGCTTGTCTTTGCCCAGTTCTGCCGCTACTTCACGCCAGCGTTGCCGTAGATAGCCTTGCCTGGCAGCGTTCCAGACTTCCACCCGGCGTAGTGTTGGCAGCTGCTGGTGATAGAGGTCTATGACTGCTTGATGCTGACAGTCTGGCAACGCAGGGCCACCGTCAGGTGGACATATATTGGTATTCTTATGGTTATTGGTTATTGGTTCTTGGTTAGCATCGAAAACAGGTTCGTTCGCATTGCGTTCGGTATGCGTTCGCATAGCATTCGCATTGCTCCAGCGTGCGTTCGCACTGTTTGCCGCCTTGCCTTTCTTTTCGTGATAGTCGGCAATCTCTTTGTCGCAACGGTTGTGACGCCATCCATCATCTTGCAAAACAAAGAAATGACGTAGGATCAGATTGACTGTTTTTTCATCCGATCGCATAGCAAACGCAATGCTTTCGCATTCGTCTTTCAGCGGCTTTTCGTCTAAGTAGTAGCGCCAAAGCATCCGTAGGTAAACGCCCATCTGGTCGTTACTTAGGTGTCCGGTGTCTTTGAGAAAGTCACCAATGTGGTGACGGTAATAGTGCATTTTTTGACCTTACTTCGTTGGTCTGCTTCACTGTGAAAGAACATCGGCAGGAGGGTGAAGAATCCTCTTTTCGTCCGCTAAGACTAGCCGTGCCCAAATTTTATCGTACAAACCACCCTGGTCGCAACAGTTTTAGCTGCCAGATGCGCTTCTCAGGAATCGTTTCCCACTGGCTGACAGCAGCATCACTGATCTTCAGCAATGCCGCCAGCTTGGCCTGTGAGCCAGCAAGAGTGATCGCTTGTTCTTTAGTCATGCCGCATTGTAAGCCAGCTTTACAGAGTGAGAGCTGTCAATACCTGACAAAAGTTAAGGGAGATTAACAAAGTAGTTGACGACATGATTTAAGCTGGCTTATGATTCAGTCAATCCCCAACACAACGTAAGGGGTCTTTTAGGAAAACATCATGACAACATTTCAATCAGTTACACCCAGCGAAGCAACTTCTATGGCTTTTAGTTGGGGCATGGGATTTGCAGAATTGACCAACGCTCAAAAAGCAGATCGGGATTGGAAACTGGCTGCATCACTTGACAAAAAAGGTGATGAGTATTTTGCAGCAGGCAATTTGGCTATGGCTAAAGTTTGCCGCGAACGTGCCTTGAATTCAGCCAACCGCGCAGTGCGTTTTTCAGCATAAACCAAGCGGGGCTTCGGCCCCTGAAAGAACATCATGAAAACTCCCATCTGGACAACCGGCTACAAGCCAACCAAAGAAGACTGTAAAGGTCTTTACAACCATCGTTTCGAGACAAGCGGCGGTCTGGTTCTAGATTGCTATCTGGCTTTTGAGGAAGAAGAACGCGCCACCTACGATCACCCTGGTAGTGCAGCTGCTGTTGAACTGATCTGGGCTTTGGTTGAAGGCGTCGACATTTCCGAGGTAATTGGCGATCTGGCTGCAACCATCGAGGAAGAAGCGCTTGAGGATATGGAAGCCAAAGTGGAAGATGACCAGTACGACCGTGGCCAAGAACGCTACGAAAACAGGAAGGATTCCGAATGAATCACGCAATCAATTGGACGCTGGCAGCTTTGACAGCATTGGTGTTGTCCACGGCATACCTGCTGGACGGCCCTAGCGATCACCAGGCTGCGATTGATGCTGCGGCTGATGCCAAGGCTACGCAAGCAGAGCAAAGAGCGCAGGCAAGGTTTGAGAAGGCTGCGCAGGCAATGTGTGGCGATAACGCAGGATGGACGCAGCTGGCAAACGGCAGTGTTCAGTGTTTGACAAAACGGGGTCACAAGACCCAGAAAGTGCAATTGTGAAGATCGAAGATATCTTGTCCGGGATTACGGACATTGCTAACCGTGCTTACGAAGGCGCTGACCCGGCTGACCGGCTGGCGTTTGAATGCGGAATGCTTTCCAGCAAGTTGCGCGAAATGGCATATCTGCTGGACAACGCCCAGGAGCGCATCAAGGAACTGGAAATCGAACTGGCTTACAAGGATAAAAAATGACAACTATGACCATGATCCACGAAGTCCGTTCAGTTGAATTGACTAAGAAAAACTCACTGACCAGCACCGGAGGTTTGTTTTGGCGTCGGCAGTTGAATGTGATTGATAAAGATGGCAATCTGACTCAGATCACTCTGTTTTCTGCAACGGAAGAACAACTGGAAATCAAGGAAACAACAACATGAAACAGATAGCATCAGCTTTGGTCAAAGCACAGAAGGCGTTCGGGCCTGCTTTAAAGACCGCTACAAACCCGCATTTCAAAAGCCGCTACGCTGACCTTGCCGCTTGCGTCGAAGCGGTCATTGAGGGCTTAAACAGCGCAGGAATCGCCCTTGTGCAGCGCACCAGCCTGGACGATGCCGGCGTGACCGTAGAAACCGTGTTTGTGCATGAGTCTGGTGAAATGCTGGAGTGCGGCAAGCTGCACGTACCTGCTGCTAAAAACGATCCCCAAGGGTATGGCTCTGCTCTGACGTATGCCAGGCGCTATTCATTGATGGCGGCTTGCGGGATTGCACCCGAGGATGACGACGGTAACGCAGGTAGCAAGCCACCACCCAAGGTGACAGACGCTACGGTTAATGCGCTGCTGGCAGACATTTCTGGATGCACAACGCACCAGGCGCTCAAGGACGCATTTTTTCTGGCCATCAAAACAGTCGGTGATGATGTTGCCGCCCGAGATCGAATCACTTACGCTAAAGACGTACAGAAAGCAAAACTATGAGCATCCTATTTCGCGCCAGCGCACTGAGCGCAATCATGACCGACGGCAAAGGCAAAGATGAACTGTCTGTCGGGGCTAAGACCTACGTTACCAAGCTGGCAAAGGAGTTTGTCTACGGATACGACGAGCGGGTCAGCAGCAAGTACATGGACAAAGGCATCCAGGTCGAGGACGAATCCATTGACCTTTACAACGCTGTCCACCTGACCAGCCACGCCAAGAACACCGAGCGCCGAAACAATGAGTGGATTACTGGCGAGGCTGACATTGTGGCGGATGACAGGATTATTGACATCAAAAGCAGCTGGTGTCTGACCACCTTCCCCGTCCTGGCTGACCAGGGTGAAGACAAGGGCTACGAGTGGCAGTTACGCGCTTACATGATGCTCTGGGACAAGCCACGGGCAGACATTGCTTACTGCCTTGTCAGCACTCCAACGGATCTGATTGGCTGGGAGAATAAATCATTGCACCAGGTTG